AGTAGAATATGTAGAAGGCGAATCTTACAAAGTAGTAAGAGCAGTCTTTAACTTCTTACAGCATAACGATGCAATAGATACAACAAAGAAAAAATCTAAGAAGAAGGAAACTTCTGAGGATTTAGATATTAGCTAATTTATGAATTTAAAATTTTAAAAAATGATTTTTAACGGAACGGATTTAATCCTAAAGGTGTCTCCTAGTAGTGGAGCAGCTGTAGCGAAATTGATGCATTCTCAGAATGTTTCTCTTTCAATGAATGTAGATACAATAGACATATCGACAAAAGATAGTCAAGGTTATCGAGATATACTACCAGGTCAAATGTCTTATAGTTTGTCAGCCGATGGTCTTATGGACTTCGCTGGTGTAGCTGGAGATACTGAGGTAGATGAGTTATTCAATCAAATGTTTGTTGATACAGCAGTTTCTCCAGTTGTAGGAAGAACTGCAGTAACTTTCACTTTTGGCTTTGATGCTCCAGCTTCTGGAGAGTATAGTTATAGTGGTACTGGATTTATTACTTCTCTAGAGATTTCTGGAGGGACAGAAGATGCACCCACGTACTCTTGCACAATAGAAGGCAGTGGTCCATTAACACAAACTGTAGCTTAATTAATTTCTTTGTTGGTTGGGGTATGGGCTTCGGCTCTGCTCCAACTAGCAATAACTTAAACTAACAAAGATATGTACGAAGTAGTTATAATAAACGGAAAAGATTACCCAGTAAGATTTGGAATGAACTCGTTGAGGTTATTCTGCAAAGATACTGGAAGAAGTTTAGCTGACTTAGATAAGCTAGGAGATGGTATGAGCTTAGACGATGCTTGTTATCTAATCCTAAACGGAATAAAAGATGGTTCACGAGTAAGTGGACAAGAATGTTCTTTAAATGTTGATGATGTCGCTGACTTGCTAGACGAGGATTTTGAGGCACTAAATAAAGTGCTAGAGATATTCTCTAATCAATTCTCTGCTAAATTTGAGACAGAGGGAAACGTGAAAGCCACGAAGAAGGTGGCAAAGAAGAAGTAACCTGGGATAGTTTAGAAGCTATAGGTTATGGCTTCGGATTACTACCTAAAGACTTTTGGAGTCTAACCTTTCACGAGTTTATCTGTATGCAAAAAGGCGTAAATGATAGAGTTGAGAAAGAACAGCAATGGGAGTGGGAACGAGTGAGATGGTTGGCTTGTGTTAATTTACAGCCACATACAAAGAAAGGACAAAACCTAACTCCAGATAAGTTGATTAAATTTGATTGGGAGAAAAAGAAAGTTAAGACCGACATCGAGAAACAAAAGAAAAGAGCAGAATATATTAAAAAGAAATACGAATTGCTAAATAAAGACAATGGCTGAGAAAACATTAAGTATTAAATTAAGTCTAAACGATAAGCAGTTTCAGAGTAACCTCAAGAAGTCTATGAGGTCTATGAAAAAGTTTGGCAATAATATGAAGTCTCTAGGGCGTACTATTTCGACTGGACTTACTTTGCCTATTATAGCTTTTGGTGCAGCTAGTGTTAAGGCTTTTGACGAACAAATAAAAGCAGAGACTAAACTAAGAAATGCTTTAGACAATAGTGCAGAGGCTTTTGAGGTATTAAAAAAACAAGCACAAGATTTACAAAAAGTTACTCTATTTGGAGACGAAGCAACTATAGAGGCTCAAGCTATGTTAGCAACACTAGGTCTAACTTCAGAACAGATTCAAATGATAATGCCTGGGGTACAAGATTTTGCTACTATGTTTAAAATGGATTTAGCTGCTGCTGCAACTTTAGTTGGTAAATCTGTTGGAACAACAACTGATGCTTTAGCTAGATATATGAAAACTGGCTTAGAGCCTACAATGACTCAACAAGAAAGAGCTATAAGGCTGACAGATAAATTTTCAGAGTCAATGGCTAACGCAGCTAAGACTATAGCTACAGAAGGTTTAGGTCCACTAGAACAATTAAGAAACGAGCTTGGGGATGTTGTATTAGAAGAATTTGGTAGAATTATATTAGAGTTTATAGACCCATTAACAAAAGGTTTACAAAAATTATCTAAAGCAATAGGTAGTTTAACTGATGAGCAAAAAAAGAACATAGTTCAATATGGTGCTATACTTGCTGCTGCTGGTCCAGTCTTAATTCTATTTGGTAGTTTAGTTACAACTATTAGTACTTTAATACCATTATTTACTGCTATAGCTGGTGGAGTTAGTTTAGCTGCTGCTCCTTTTATTGCTGCTGCTGCTGCTGTTGGTTATTTTATTAAAAGAATTGTAGACTTACAAAATGAGTACGAAGAGTATAATAAAGTAGTGGGAGACTTTGAGCCTATTGCTCCTTTTGTACCTACACCTACAACACCTACAGCTCCAGCGATTCAACGTAGTAGAATACCAGAAAGAATAGAACCAATAAAAGCAATGGCTGTAGCTTTAAAAGAAGTCAAGACAGAATTTGAAACACTTAAGCCAATAGTCGAGGATTTTGAAGAAGGTTTATCTGGAATGGATATAGTCGCTAATGATATTACACAAAGTTTCCAAAGCTTTGGCAATATATTTCAATCAGTATTTGCTCAAGCATTACAAAGTCAAGAAGGATTCTTTAAATCATTTGTAGAAGGTACTAAAAGAGCTTTAGCTGCTTTAGCTGCACAGATAGCAAGTATGTTAATTTTAAATGCTTTGCTCGGTGGCACTAGTTTAGGTGGTTTATTAGGATTTAAAAATATAGGAGGATTTGGTGGCATTGGTCAAGTGCTTGGAGGAGTCGGAAATGTAAACGCTAACTCAGTCGGTGGTGGTGGAGCTTTACGCTCTATGATAAGCACTGGAGGCTCTACAGAAGTCTTTGGAACAATAAGTGGAGCTGATATATTACTAAGCTCAGATAGAGCAAGAAATAATAGAAATAGAACTAGAGGTTACTAATGGCAATAGATAATAGAATACAATATAAATTTAAAAGTGATAGAGGTACTTATTACAGAATTACAATCATTGACACTCTTAGCTCAACATCTAGTCTATATGATGATGTATTTGCTAACGATGAGGGTTTTAAATTAACTTATGAAACCAATGACGATGACCGATTTACTGGATTAATACCGTCTAAAGTTGATTTAGGTTTTTTTATCGATGATAATTCTGGAGATGGCAATCCTAGTAATATTATTTCTATAATAAACTCTATAACTACTTCAGACTATAAAAGGTGGCAGCTAAAAATAGAGAACTCAACAAACGATTCAACTTATTATTTATTTTGGGTTGGTAACTTTCTAAATGATATTAACTCTGAGGAAGATATATCTTTACCAAGAGAAATTACACTTACTGCTATCTGTGGTCTAGCTGCTTTAGAAAACATACCATTTAACGAGGATGTAAATTATTTTTTTACAGCATCATATTCTTGTTATCGTTATATATTTAACGCTTTAAACACAGACATTAACACAGATAACAACTGGGCAACAGATGACCGATTTATCAGAAGTATGGTAGATTGGACAAATTCACAAATACCTAGAAACAATTCAACAGACCCACTTAACAACACAAAATTTATAGCTGCTACATTTGCTCCAGTTGATAATAATGGAGTAAGACAGCCAAAGACATCATTTGAGCTCTTAAATCAAATCTGTAAAGCATTTGGAGCTAGATTATATTTAAGTCAAGGGATTTGGTATTTTATACAAGTGAATACCTACGAAGAAATGGATAGTGCTGACCAATACTATAGAGACTATAAGAAAGGAAACAACGGAGGCACACACACTGTAGACTTCTATGGTACTATAGACTTAAACACTTCAGAAGATGGCACTAACATAACTAGATTAGCTGGTAATAAGTTTGACTATTTAGGTATATTAAAACAAGCTAAAGTCTCTTATGAGATGTTCGGTAGTTACGACTTACTACCCTCAACAATAACTAACGCTAGTGGTACAAGTAACACAGTAAACAATTCTCTAGTAGCTTGGAATGGTTGGCGTTCTACTGGTGCTGGTTTTAATACTGACTCTGGTATCTACGGAGTAAACGATTTAACTACATCAACTGATTATGCTTCTTTTTATATGGGAGAGCTAGTTTTATTAGATGGGCAGACAATAAAAATAAATAGAACATTCAATAGAGCTATAAATGCTACATATGCTAGTTGGGGATTTACTGATAATCAATCTATTTTATTTTATCACAGATTAAAGTTAGACGATGGTGCTGGAAATGTTCGCTATGCTCGTTCTACTTATACTGATGGTGGTCTAGCACAATGGACTACTAATGATGTTTGGGGAAATGCTCCAGACTACAATGTACCTTATACTTTTTTTGGTGCTTCTGAATTATTTAACGCTACACCTAATGTCAATAACGATTTAGGTTCTTTTGTTTTAAACTTTGAGACTGCTGAAGTGCCTATAGCTGGAGACTTATATTTTGAGTGCTATGCAAAAGTATATTATGACTATGGAAATAGTACAGACGTTGCTGAAGATGGTACAGAAATAACATCTGCAACAGACCAAGCTAAGTTATATATATATTCAGCTCCAGAAAACTCAGCAGACCAGATATTCCAAATATATATAAACGGAGAAAGTACATCTAAGCAAATCTTTATAACATCACAAAACATAGCAAACGGATTAACTTATGAAGTTGGCGATTTGTTAATAGGCTCTGGACCAACTGGAACGAATGTTGGTAGATTACAATGCTATAATAATACGTCTTGGGATGATGGCACTAATATAACTTGGGAAGCCTATGGAGGTGGTAGTGGTAAAGCTATCTCTAAGCTTTTACTTAATGAGATAATGGCTGGGCAAAATGAAGGTGCTAGAGTCTTTGATGGTGCATTAAAAATATTGACTAATAATGTAAGTACTAATGGCTATAAATTTCACAATGGAATAACTATAGACAGCACTTTGTTCGTGCCTTATCAGACAACATTTATAGCTAATGAGGATACTTGGCAAGGCGAATGGTATGAAATAAATACTAATACTACAACTTTGACTGATGAGACTGAAGCTGAAACATTAAACACTAACAACACAATAAACACTAATAGCTGGTAATGAGTTTACAAGGATACTTAAATAATGAAGTCTTAGCTACAGTTTCTGTTTCATCTACAACAGCTACCAACACTTTTTTACAGATATATAGTCCAACTATGTTAATGGCTACAAGTGGAGAAACAGTAAAGATTATACACAAAGGAACTGGTAGAGAGTACAATGTAACTTTAACTTCTGACTTAACTAATACAAGCACCAGAGTAGAGTTTAGTTCTACTACATTTGATACTATTATACCAGAAGGAAGTATTGTAATACAATCTAACCTAGATAAATGGGACACTATATTTAGAGACTATACTATAGTAACTCATAAACTTTTTGAGGCAGGTAATACTCACGGAAATACAAATGTAATCAGTCCACAAAACCCAACAGAAATTTCTGTGAATGCTGGTACAGTTTGGGCTGATGGAGATACAATATCTAACGAGGCTACTGTTTTCAATATTTTTAGAAGTCCACACAATGGATGTAAAATAGAGAGAATAACTTGGGATGTTCAGACTGATTCAGCAACTAGACACGATGGAATATTCGAGTTATGGAAAAAACCAATAACAGAAAATGGAACAACATCAACAGATATTGTTTTAGTAGATGATTTTGCTTTTACTTCACAAAACGATGTAAACTATGTATTTAACAGAGATGCAACAATAACAGAAACATTAAACGCTAACGATTGTCTAATACCATCTTTTAGAAAGATTAATAGCACATCTAGTAGCGATAAATTTTACGCAACATTAACGCTATTGATTAGCACAGACCCACGACAATGATAAAAAATTTATTAAAAGAAACATCAGACGTATTAGTACTTAACACCACTACATTTACTTTTGCTACTTTAGCTGATGTTGAGGTAGTGCTAAAGATAGCTGTATTATTATTGTCTATTATATATACAACTGACAAAATTATTTATAACCGTAAACGAAGAAAAAACAATGAATCTAAAAA